TACCGAATATCGGCACTATGCTACAAATGCCATGCGGAAATAGACCAAGGGGCGCTACTCAGCAAATCTAGCCGTATTGAAAGATGGGAAGAAGCACACCGCAAAACTATTGGCGAACTATTTGAAAGAGGTTGGTTAAAGCTCTAGTGGGTCGAAACCAAGCTCTGATATTTTAGCTGCTCTGCGCCTAAATGTAGCATCATGTTTAGTCCAAGCATCGGTAATTGTTCCGCTACGACTCATGTGTATGCACTCATGTAACAATGTAGAAATAACCGTTGTCAGCCAGCCACATCGAGCATCAGAGATAGTTATGATGTGTTCATAATCTCCGCCATCATCGTAAAGATATGTTCCCATAGTTTCAGGGTCAGAATCCACAATAAATTTAATTTCTTCAGGCAACGGCAAATTCCACTTATTAAGCGGTTCACATAGCATCAATGCGCTGTATAAATTTTTTAATATTGATGGCGTTAATTTCATGCTAAATGTTTTAACTTTGCGTGAGGTATTATGGTACGAGTATCGGTTGAATGTGCGCCACAAGCCTTACATTGATAACGCTGGTAAGCACCTGTCGTAGTATAACGAAATCCTTTACTAACCAGATGAGGCTTTGAACAAGTGGGACAAACAAACCCATCCCTGTCTTTCATCATAATTGTCTTGTTTAAAGGCGTTTTAATCCAAGGTGTGAGGCGGTTATATAGCTTTTCAAGCAATATCACATCCTGAATATTATATTCTTCCATTGTTTTCCAGGCTTTTTTATCGCCATTCATACATTTAACCCAAAGAATATGACCTTCATGGTCTTTCTTTTTACCCAATCCCAGGCGTTGAGCCACATAATCTAATTTATTGCTTGGGAATCTAAATTGGCTTTTTACAGTCCGCAAAAGGTCAATTTGCTTAATTGGCGGTGGCGGTGTCATTTTATGAACCAAAAACTCTTTATTCAGAGTCGGTATATCAAACTTTGAGCCGTTGTAATGCACTACCGCATCTGCTTCGCATAGCATGGCATGAACGCCCTCAAGCATCTTTTTGGCATCGTTTCGATGAACTGAATCAAAGTAAACATCCTCTTCGCCTAGCCATTTAGCCGAGTAACACATCGTATATGAAGATTCTAATAACTGGGACAATCCCACATTCTGTTGCCAAATTCCCCAAACATGGGCAAGATTGGGTGAAGTTTCAATGTCAATCAACAGTATCTTCAAGGTTTACCCCTTATAATCAATAAGTTACTGAATACTAACCTATCTATATGTCATTTGCTGTCAAAAAAACCGATAAAAATCAAGCGAATGTTGTAAAAGCACTACGAGATTATGGTGCTGATGTTTATTCTTTGCATACCGTAGGTGGTGGCATCCCAGATTTACTGGTTTTGTTTGACGACCAGACTATTTTGATGGAAGTAAAAGATGGCGCAGACAAGAAACTAACTCCTTTGCAAATTAAGCTATTTGCCAACTGGAAAGGTGGGCATTTGTATCGGGTAAATTCTGTGCAAGAAGCTATCGAAGTGTTAAAATCCGTTGAACAGGAGAAATAATCATGCCTTTAGACAAATCTGGTAGTGCAGCATCGGTAGGCCGCAATATTAAAGCGGAGGAAAAAGCGGGCAAAGGTCGTAAACAGGCCATTGCTATTGCACTTAATGTTGAACGAGATAACGCTAAAGGCAAGCGCAAAGCCAAGCTAGAAGAAGCCTACGGTAAAGTATTGGGCAAAAAAGAAGCCCAGCATAAAGATGCCGTAGAAATGTCAATGAAAAAGCACATGAAAGGCTAATATGGCTAACTGGATTGCTGGCGCTATCAAGCATAAAGGCGCATTAAAGAAAGAATTAGGCGTTAAAGAGGGCGAAAAAATCCCTAAGAAAAAGCTAGAAGAAGCCACCAAAGCCAAAGGCAAAGAAGGCCGTAGAGCTAGATTGGCAATGGAACTAGAAAAGTTCAATAAATGAGTCGTAAAGACCAAATTCGTGCCGCAATGGATAAGCATGATAAACCCATTGCAAAGACCACCAAAGGCAAAGATAGACACTACCTGCCCGCAAGTGAAGGCGCTGGTATGACCGCCAAAGGCAGAGCAGCATATAACGCTAAGAACGGCAGTCATTTACAAGCCCCACAAGCAAGTGGTTCAAGACATGACAGTTTTTGCGCTAGGTCTAAAGGATGGACTGGCGAAAGAGGTAAAGCAGCTAGAGCGAGGTGGCATTGTGCCTAACGGTTTATACGCCAATATTCACGCCAAACAAGAACGGATAGCTCATGTCTCAGGCGAAAAGATGCGTAAGCCTGGTCAAAAGGGTGCGCCTAGTGCTGAAGCATTTAAAGAGTCGGCAAAGACCGCCAAAAAACCCCGCAGAAAACACATTGAAGAAGCTATGAAGGATATGTAATGGAACACATGAACCGCAAATACAAAAAAGAGGATGCCATGTTGCGCCCTCATACCGAATCTACCTTAGAGAAGAACCAAGCCAAGCGTAGAAAAGATAAACCAGCGCCAGAAATGGAAGCAGGTAAAGGCAATATTCTTATTGAGAAAGAGAATAAGAGAGCCAAGCGCAGAGAAATGCTTGATAAAGCGATGACTGCTGCGATGAAAAAAGAAGGCAAAGACCCATATTGATATGGCTACGCTGGCTGATGCGTTAAGAGGTTATGTACCGCCCACAGACTCACCAATGAGTGATGTGGTAACGAACTATGCCAGTAATATTATTCCTCAAGCCCAACAAAATTTACAAAATCAAACAAATAATATTCAAAATGCTTTAACGATGACCCCCGATTACCATATTCAAGTTGGCAATCAACAAGCATTTAATGAATTTATGAATCAAGTTCCCAATCAAGCGGGAATGATGATTGGCCCAGAATCCAAACTTTGGAATCAAGAAAACGCATTTAAAGCAGCGCAAATGCTTAAAAGCGGTATTCCAGCAGAAGATGTATGGAAAGCCACAGGCACAGCTAAAGGTTTAGAAAACGCATTTAGGCAAGAAATTTCTGATGAGCCAGCATTGCTTAAGGGAATTGGAAATTTTGGTGAAATTTACGAACATAGAAAAGCTATGCATGGCGTTACAACGCCAACAGTTGAAGAAGTAATGCGTCACCCAGAATTATTTGAAGCATATCCTCAATTAAAAGGTATTCAAGTACAACTTTTGCCAGAAACAAGCAAAACAAATGCTTCATATTCGCCAGTAGAAGGAATAATTAGGGTAAACCCTAAATTAACTTCTGAAAAGGCATTATCCTCTATGTTGCATGAATTACAACATGGTATTCAAGAAACTGAAGGATGGAATAAAGGCGCAGATGCCAACACCATTTTAAAAAATTATCAACAACAATTAGATGATGTTGATACAAGACTTACCGAAGCAAATCGAAAATTAAAAAATGCTTCTGGTACACCAGAGTACGAATCTTTGATGAAAATTAGAGACGAAATTAACAAAGAATATAGAAATTTGACTGGTTCTGACATTCTTGGCATTTATGGTAAAGCGATGGATGAATATAAAGCACATGGTGGAGAAGCAGAGGCTAGATTAACTCAAAGACGCCAAAAATTAACACCAGAGCAAAGAGCTGAAATTTATCCTTTTTCTATGGGAAAAAATGCTTTAGATATTAATCCTGACAATGCAATTATCAAAATGGAACATAACAGTCCTACAGTTACTCGTAGGGAAATGTTAGAAAAACTTTTGTCAAAAGACTGATATAATAAAACCCTTACAAATCAATTACTTGAGAATGTATGGACAATAAAGTGTCGAAATCTGTAGAAAAGAACTTAAACAGGGCTGGAAGAAAGCCAGGAGTGCCTAATAAAGCCACTCAGGAGGCTCGTGAAGCCGTTAAAGCTATTCTTGATAGCAACCTACCATTTATTCAATCGTGGATTCAAAGCACCGCAGAAGGCATCTTTGACGATAAGACTGGAAAGTGGATTGTTCAGCCTAATCCTGCAAAGGCTTGTGAAATTGTTCAGAATTTAGTTGAATACTCTGTTCCTAAACTAGCCCGCACAGAAGTTGTGGGTGACGAGAAAGCTCCTCAACGCTTGGTGGTGTCTTGGAAGAAATAGTCCAAGAGGTAGAACTAGACTACCAACCTCGTGATGTATTCCTAGATTTCCACGATAGAACTCAGCGTTGGGCTGTGATTGTTGCCCATCGTAGATGCGGTAAAACTGTCTCTTGCATCAATGATTTAATCTATAAAGCACTAATTGAGGGCAAAGAAGATGGCAGATATGCCTATGTTGCACCATATTACAGCCAAGCAAAGAATATCGCATGGGACTACCTGTTAAGGTTTAGTCAGCCAGTATTGGCTAAAGCCAATCAATCTGAACTATGGGTGGAACTAATAAATGGAGCAAGAATTCGTCTCTTTGGCGCTGATAATCCTGATGCTTTACGAGGTCTTTACCTCGATGGGATTGTGCTAGATGAGTATGCAGATATGCGCCCTCGTATTTGGGGCGAGATTATTCGGCCTTTGCTGGCAGACAGACTTGGATGGGCAGTTTTCATTGGAACGCCTAAAGGTCATAATGCCTTCTGGGAGCTATACAACACCGCTTCTAACGACCCAAACTGGTATTGCAAGACCCTAAGGGCTAGTCAGACTGGATTGTTGGCTAAGTCAGAGCTTGATGACGCTGCCAAATCCATGACCCAAGACCAATATCTGCAAGAGTTTGAGTGCGACTTTGAGTCAGCCATCATTGGCGCTTATTATGGTAAAGAAATGCGCCAGCTTACCGATTTGAATAGGATTACCAAGGTAGAGCATGACCCAATGTATAAAGTATTTACAAGCTGGGACTTGGGGTACAGCGATGACACCTCAATCTGGTGGTGGCAAGTCATTCGTGGCGAAGTCAGATTTCTTGAATATCATGGAAGTAATGGTCAGCCTGTCAGTTTCTATACAGGACTCATTCAAAGTAAAGCTGCCGAGTTTGGCTATCAATATGGGCTACATTATCTGCCCCACGATGCAAGAGCAAAAACACTAGCATCTGGTGGAAAGTCAATAATTGAGCAACTTTCTGCTAAAATTCCGTTAGAATCTATGAAAATAGTGCCGAATTTGTCACTTCAAGACGGAATCCAAGCAACTCGTATGTTATTGATGCGGTCTTGGTTTGACAGCGAAAGGTGTAATGATGGAATCGAAAGCCTCAGACAATATCAGCGAGAGTATGACGATGATAGAAAGGTTTTTAGAGACAAGCCTCGGCACGATTGGACTAGCCATGCTGCAGACGCATTTAGGATGGCTGCGGTGGCTTGGCGAGAGGAAGAAAGAATCATGACCAAAGATGACCCAATTAAAGGGTTATTTGTGGGCGAAACTGATGTAACTTTAAATGATATGTGGAAGCAACCAGCAACCACCAACAACAGGAGAATCTAAATGTCTGGCATCCAACTTCCTTACGGAACAACCTACGAATATGTTGCACCATCGACTACTGCTCAAGTTATGGGCAATATGGGTGCAGCAGGTGATGTTTTAGTTCGTGTTATTGCTACTGTAACCACATCTTCAACAAGCACTTTAACCATTATTGATGGCTCTACATCAATTCCATTGATTCCTGCTAATGCAGCATTAGGTGTTTATTCATTAACCGTTGAAGCCCAATCTTTAAATGGCGCATGGAAAATCACAACTGGCGCTGGTGTTAGCGCAGTAGTAGTCGGAAATTTCTCATAAGGCTTTATATGTCCGAATTGCGAGCAGAAGTATCACATACCTACTCAGATTGGTATGACAAGATTATGGCCTATGAACGGTCATTTAAGCTATGGGAAGCAAGAGTTGATAAGATTCTGAAGAAATATAAAGACGACAGCCGCAATAAAACCAACCCCAATGCTCGCTTTAATATCCTTTGGTCAAATGTCCAGACGATTAGCCCTGCTATCTTTGCTCGCCTACCACGCCCTGATGTAAGCCGTAGATTCAGAGATAACGACCCTATTGGTCGTGTAGCGTCAATGATGCTAGAAAGAGCGTTAGAGTTCGAGATTGAGCATTATGGTGACTACCTAGCCGCCATGAAGAACTGCGTTACAGACCGTCTATTGGGTGGTCGTGGCACAGCATGGGTTCGTTATGAGCCACATTTCAGAGCAAAAGCAGAAAAATTGCCTGAGGATGGTTTTGAGATTACCGAAGTAACTGACACCAAGCAAGCCTATGACCCAAGCTATGTTAATGGCGAAGGCGATGTAGGCAAGCCTCTTGAGGGCGAGATGCCTGAGGAGAATATGCTTGATGAGCCAGGCGAAGTCGAAGAAGAAATTGAATACGAGTGCTGCCCTGTTGATTATGTCCATTGGCGTGATTTCGGTCATACCGTAGCTCGCACATGGGAAGAAGTCACCGCAGTATGGCGCAAGGTTTATATGAACCGCACCGCATTGGTAGAGCGTTTTGGCGAAGAACTCGGTCATCAGATTCCCCTTGACACCAAGCCAGAGCAGACAGGTAAGTCATACACTAAGAATGACGACCAAGCCTACCAAGCAATGATTTATGAGATTTGGGATGCTGAGACAGGCAAAGTCCTATGGATTAGCAAGTCACTCGGCAAAATCCTTGATGAGCGTGATGACCCATTAGAGCTTGAGAACTTCTGGCCTTGCCCAAAACCACTTTACGCTACGATTACTACCGATAGCCTTGAGCCAATCCCTGATTTCACCATCTACCAAGACCAAGCAAGAGAGCTTGACGACCTATGTGACCGTATTGATGGTTTGATTGGTGCGCTAAAGATTCGTGGTTTATACGATGCCAGCGCATCTGAGCTACAGCGCTTGTTCTCTGAAGGTAATGAGTCCAATGTCTTGATTCCTGTCAAGAACTGGATGGCGTTTGCCGAAAAACAAGGCTTAAAAGGCGCATTAGACCTTGTTGATATTGCCCCATTTGCCCAAGCATTGATGTCTTGCTATCAGGCGATGGAGCAAGTTAAGGGTCAAATCTACGAATTGATGGGCATTGCCGATATTCAGCGTGGTCAAACCGACCCTAATGAGACTTTGGGCGCACAAATTATCAAATCCAACAACGCTGCTGGTCGCCTAAAGACCATGCAACACGCAGTTGTATCATTTGCTACCGAGTTATTGGCTATCAAATCCCAGATTATTTGCAAACACTTCACCGAAGATACGATTGTTAAGATTTCTGGCGCAATGCAACTGTCGGATAACGATAAGCAGTTGATTCCACAGGCAATGGCGTTGCTCAAAGACGAAGTCAGTAAGAATTTCCGCATTGAAGTCACCACAGATTCAATGATTTACCAAGATGAAATGCAAGAAAAGCAAGACCGCATGGAGTTCTTATCATCTATTGGTGGATTTATGCAACAAGCTATTCCTGCTGCCCAAGCAAGCCCAGAATTAACCCCATTATTGATGGAAATGCTCAAGTTTGCTACTACAGCGTTCAAAGCTGGCAAAGGATTAGAAGGATTGATTGACGAAACAGCCGATAAATTCCGTCAGCAAGCCAAACAAATGGAAGGTCAGCCTAAGCCACCTCCAATGGCAGTCCAAATCGAGCAAATGAAGATGCAAGCTAAGGCTCAAGAGCTACAAATTCAGAATCAGCTAGAAATGCAGAAGTTACAAGCTGAGAATGAGTTAGAAAAGGCTAAACAAGAGTATCAAGCACAAGAAAACCAGCTTAAATTCCAGTTAGAAGCTGCTCGTAACCAAGCTGATATTGAAATGCAAGCCAAATTAGCCCAAATGAAGATGAACATGGAGCGCAATACACAAGTCTTGCTTGCCCACATCAACAATGGCGCTAAGATTGAAGTAGCTCGTATTTCTGCGGCAGATGACAATGGCGAAACCGCTTATATGACCGAGGAAGCAATGGCTCAATCAATGGAGCATCCTTTAGCCCCATTAGCCAATGCTATTACCCAAAGCAATCAGGAAATGGTCAATCAAATAAGCAGTTTAGTTGATACAATTAACCAAAATCACAATAGGCCAAAGCAAG